CTCTTATATAAGCGCTACCGCAAAAGGGAGTTTTACAATAACCACGACTACAGTTTTTGCAGGGACCGAAGTATTTGAATACCAAGTGATTTCATAATATTTAAAATTAAAAACTAACCATAACCTAATTAAACTATTTTCATCTATCGCTTGCAATACTAAACTATTGGGCGTATCTTATACGTACGTACTTAGTTAAGGGTTAAATATGAAGACAGATAAATTCAAGAACAAGCACCGTACAAAGCCTATGGCTACACGCGCTATAAATTATACCGCTACCATGCCTCAAGATGATTTAGAGGCGTTAGACGCGATTGACGGAAGCCGCAGCAGCAAAATATTAAAGGCTGTTAAGTCTTTTTACAAAATTTAAGGATTAAATAATGACTACTATAGAATTGATTTTAATTGTGATTTGCTTAACTCAGATCGGAACAATGATCGCGATACTTAACCACGTTGAAAAATTCAGCAAGCAAGGGTATCAAAAGGCGATAGAAGATATTTTAGTTTTTAAAGATAACATCTACACCGGCACTGTGGTCCTTAATGGAGATCATCAGGAATTAAGCAATAATACATATTTAGGAAATGACATAGGAATTATTGTCACCAGCGAAAGTAAAGGGAATAAATTTACGAAAGAGTATGTCACAAAGATAAAGCACGCTGGAATGGTTCTTCTTAATAAAGAAGCTGACAACTCACAGGAGTAAATAATAATGGAAAAGCTTAAAAATATTTTATTTGGTATAGTTTCTATTTTGGGCCCAATTTTATTACTTATGTCATTATATTCAATGGATTTCGTTATGGTTATAGTTGTTATGGTGATGATGATTTCGGCTGACTTAAATGATATTAAAAATAAACTAGATAAACTCTCGAAGGAGTAAATAATGAATAGTTTTGTTGTTGTAATATTGGTAGTGTTAGTTAAACATTTGGCTTAACTCCATTATCTCGTAAAATTGCCCGGTAACGGATAATCTCTAATTCAATGTCGCACCAGGTGGGAAACTGTTCTTTAAGTGACTTACCGACACGCTCAAGACGCATTAATTCTAAAGGCCCGTATGTGTCTACTATAAACCGTTTGTATTCGTGGCGCATACCGGCTCCGTGTTGATTGCAGTTTACAGAGCACTGTTTATGTATGTTAAATAAATCAAATCTGATATCCGGTCGAGCTTTTCTAGTAAATAGGTGTCCAGCATCGTATTTAATATTATTAGTCGTTCCACAAGTGCAGCAAGGCTTTCCAACATCACGGACTTTGGTGACATATTGATTAACGAGGGTTTGGAGTCGGTCATACCATTGGGAGCGAGTCATTAGCTATTCTATCACCGACTTGAGAAAGCAATCCCTCTTTAGTCGATTGAAATTTTACTGATTCTCTCTGAAGTTTTAATTTTAAGAATTCTATTTTACCGCGATTCCAAGCTTGTCTGAAGTTGCGTATTCCAGCCGCCTCTATTTTTTTAGGGTTAACCGCTGAACCACTATTAAATTCCTCTGTGAAAGCTTCGCCGGTATCCTCAAATAACCACTGTATTTCAACCCCGTCAAAATCACTTGGCTTTTGTAATCGAATAGACTTTTGCTCAGATTTCGGCTTTTTGTTTCTGGTGTTAAATAAAGTCGTTCTGTTCGCCTGTGTTTCGTCGCGACTAAACTCGAGTCGGTTGCCGTTTCTTTTAATAAACACTCTGCAAGCATTAGCAATGGTCAATAGCTCATCTTTTACGCTCGATTTTTCACTGCTGAATGAATAACTAAATCGGCCTAGAGACGAACCATAAATAGCATCAACATCAAGTGCCTCTTGAATCGTATAGAGCTCATCCAGGTCAATATCAGAGGTTGACTTATTCCCTATAAAGCTATTAGTCATATGTTCTAACAGTGCATCGGCAAACTTGGTTGTCGCGTTCAATGCAGGGATAATCACACCGCCTGATGTGGTATAAGTTCTTAATTTTCGTGTCACAATGGCGTTAAATTTACGCTCCTGCGCTTGCGTGGCTTGATTCGTGGCTTGAGTGGTTAACACAATGCTAGTGACATTTCCTTGGTCGAAATTAATTAATCGATTCACCCCTGACAAGCTTGACCATTTTGTGGTGTCATAATACGAGGAATCATTGATAGTGTCGCTTAACCTTTGAACGCTGGCTTGATATCGTGACCCGGGGCTCTCTGGAGTGACTTTAAAGGTGTAAAACCGTTGATCTAAGGTATTATCAGTAATGGTGACGGTTGATTTCTCGGTGTTAATAATCGTACCACCACTATCAATGATATCTAAAATCAAATCGAATGATATTGAGACGTTAACACTTGGATCGGTTCGTCTATCAGCAAGCCCTCGACTGGCAATAATATCAAACCAAACTTCCTGAGTTTCACCGGGAACAACAAAGGGACCGATAATGTCAGACGATGCGGTTTCTTCTGCATCAAATAGCACGGTAGATGCGACTGTTTCATCAACCAGCGACTCTTCTACCTCTATAGTGTATCTTGAGAAAGACTCAAAATCAGGCTCTCCGCCGCCAGTAATCAACTCAGTGTATTTTTTAAGCGTAAAAGTGCCGTTATTGCTTGGCGTTCCAGAAATGACGAACTTGGCGCCCGGGGTTAGGCTGTTAAAGGCAGATAATCCACTGCCACCTAGATCACCATTGGCTGTAAATTTAGAAGTTGATGCAGTAAAAGTGACATTTTCAGCGCTGGTACTAAATAAACTCTCATCGTTTGGCGCTTTGACTTCTTGACCGTTTACCTCATTTGATGAAGTTAGATCGAGCAATTCAGGAATTAAATCATCCGGGTTAAAAATGGTGAAAGTTGACCCAGCAACATCACTTAACAGCGTTTCACCGCTTTTGATATCTTCGAAATCATATTCGCCTCGACCAATAATTAAATACTCTGTGATAAATTTCACATGATTAATAAATTCAAAAACCGTTTTAGCCCCTAGATCTGGATAAACTCTCATGCGCCCGTAAACGTCCGGTATCCTTCCCAACAATCTGGCAAGATTAGTTTGTCCGGTTAATCGATTATTGGGCGATTCGTTTGTCCTGGGGAAATTGGGGTTTTCTACCTGTGGTGGTGGTGATATATCTGGCGATAAAATAACCGACGCCACGATCGCCACAACTAAGGCAATGATTATTTCAGTTCCTTGAGGTCGATGGATAATATTAATAATATCGCCATATTTAAGCGTCCGATTAATTTCTATGAAACTTTTCTGGTCTATTTCATTCTCTTCTGTAACGTCACCTAAAAACAACTTGGTAGGCACATTAAAGCCGGTTTCACCATATTCTGAGATAAGCCAAGTTAAAAAATTGACTCCATTATCCACATTGTGAATGATGCGCTTATTGATCCCTTCTGGATCGTTGTGAATGATTATGCTAGCCGACATATTGATAGTATTCTAATCGTTTGAATAATTTAGTCATTAGTTTAACAGGGTGTATCGCTGATTGCCCTGTCTCGCGCGTCATAGAGTGCAATATTTTTCCTTTTCCGATATAGATCCCGACATGCTCCGGTCTTAGAGTGCTACGACTGATCATCATCACCACATCGCCCTCATTCGGTGTAACCGTTTTCTCCCAAGTGTTTGAATTATCCCTGATCTCTTCAATTTTGTGCATGGTTTTTTGTGGATTATCAATATCATTAACCTCAAAATGCGCCAATGAAATATTAAAAAGCCCCATATAAACCATAGAGACTAACCCCCAACAATCTGCCCCATCAAAAGAAGCCTTTCCACATTCCCACGGAATGCCTATATAGTCGTTGTAATCAATCATAATTGTAGTCAATCATATTAACCTCAAAGTTGGAAATCTTTCGCTGGTGTATAATTCTCCCGCTCGTTTAATGGCAAAATTCGTATCCTCGCCGGTAAATGTCACCGCCTCATAACCTTTAAAAGAGACATCAGCCACCGACAGATTCAGAATTAAAACAGGCTCAGTTAGATCGCCGCTGTAATATTTTCGATAAATTAATTCTATGGGCTCCAATGATCCGGTTTCGGTGATTTGCTGCAACTTATCATTCACCTCGTTACCGACCGCACCCATGTTAACCGATAATACTTGCTCTATTTGCCCATTTTCCCCAGGTTCATTAATATTCATACTGATCGCTGTAAATGTCACACTGGTTGATGGGTTTCGAGGTGCGTCTGATTCCAGGGTTAAATTAACATCTTTGAAATCTTGCACAAACCTTAACAGACTAAAATCTGGATGAAATAACTCAATCGTCCTAAATTCTCGTTGAGCCTCTGGCATACTGGAAACAAACTTTTCATATTCATCTAAACTAGCCATATTGTTTTTCTACCGTCAATAAATTTGCTGTGACTTTCCACAATTTTCCTTGAAGGCTTGGTTTGTAAGGCTTGACAAAATAACATTCGTGAACCTCAACACCAAACCCTACCTTTAATTGCATTTCAAACGATATAGAGCCTAATTTTAGAGTATGACGATAAAACCCTTCAAACACTTGAAACTGTAAAGTATTAAATAACCAATTAACAGACGGCATTGATGGGCCATCCTCGGACAATAACTCAAATCGTGGAACACCCGTTTCAACATCGTTACGCCTCACTTTTTGCGAATCAGGATGGCTATAACTAGTCACTAAAGGAATAGGTAAATTAGTGGGATATGCAGCAGCCATTAAATATTCCTCGTCAAGTTAAAGCCTTGGCGGACTGAATCAGAAGTTTCGCCACGACCGCTGGCTAAACTTCCATTCACTTGATCAATCGCTTTGCTGGCTGCTCTGTCAATGGCAATCATTAACTCCCCTTGAGTGACAAAGGGCTCACTGACTTCAACTAAATCAGGTGCGTTGTTATTGACCGTGACATTTAATCCACCACTACCACCGCTCGACATACCGCTAGCAGGGATGATTCGACCGCCTGACTGACCTGATAAAAGGAACTGTTTAGATCCTTGTACAAGCAATTCAGGCTGGCCATTCTCATTAACCGGATGCAAAACCC